AGTAGCACTCGAAGATCTCGCGGTCGCGGTCCTCCGGGTTCAGCGCCTCGGGCTCGACGCCCTGCTGCGCCTTCTTCTCGCGCTGCGCGCTGTCGAGATCCTGCGGCAGCGGCGTCGAGAGCTGCACGTCGCGATAGACGCCAAGGATCTGCAGACGCTTCACCGTCGAGGGCCGCATCATGACGCGATGCGTCGCGCGCTTGGCGCTGCGGATGTCGGTCGCGGCCGCGTTGACGATCAGGTCTTCAGCATCAATCGACTCGCTGACCGGCCGGTTGCGCAGCGGGCAGAAATACACCTTCTTGAACGAGAGGCCGCCGAAGCCAAGCATCAGCAGCATGCGGTCGGTGTCGGGGTAGTACTCGGTCGCGATAGCCGTCAGGTAGTGGTTGAGGTCCTTCTCCAGCGCATCAGCCATCTGGTTGGTCTGGTGCGTGCCGTTGTTGTCGTCGATCCTGATCTTGACCGGGCCGTCGGTCGGCAGCATCTCGGAGCGCGCGTTCGCCTGAAAGCGCAGCACGGCTTCAAGCAGCAGCGGGTGGCGGACGCGGTTCATGCCCTCAACAGGCGCGCCCTCGGCGGAACCGCCGATGCCCGGCACCTCAATCTTCAGGCCCAGCAGCTTGATGCCCTGCGCGCGGTCCTCGATCCAGTCCTTGCGACTGTCGTTGTCGTCGCCGATGCCGCGGATCAACTCGTCGGCAATGCGCGACAGCTCGCCCTCGTCGATCTTGTCGACGATGTTGCCGAACCACTCGGCGTTGTCTTCGTCGGCGCTCTCCTCGACCGGCTTGCCGTCGAGGCTGATCGTGATGGAGCCGTCGTCGTGCTCGATCTGGATGACGTTGCCCTTGTCGTCGAGGTGTTCGACGTCGGCGCCCTCGGGCGCGTTCTCGACAACGATATCCTCGCCCGGCGGAAGCTCGTCGGGGTCAGGCTGGACCAAACGGATCGAGGGGCTCAGCCCCGGCACTAACGCCATTCAGAAACCTCGTGGGAATGCAAGGATAACACACCGGGCGTCATTCAGAATAGTGACAGTATGTCAACGATTTTCAGATGCCGTACAGGTTCGCCGGCGGCGCGCCCCTGTGCCGAAGGCTCTCGCCCACCTCGGAGATGTGCTCGCTGCTGCGCGTCAGCATCCCGGCCTGCCGCAGGTGCGTCAGGGCTTGGCTCATCGTGTCGACGAGGTCGTCGTGCTTGCCGCGAGGGAACGTCGTGGTCTGCCCTATGGTCATCTCGGCCCACTGGCGGTTGGGCGCGAAGATCATGCCCTCGGCGAAGAGGTGCTGCACGGCGTAGACGCGCGCGACCTTGTCGAGGGCGCCGGGATTGACGAGCTGGACGGCGAAGCCGTCGTAGCCGAAGAGGCGGCGCAGCTCCTGCGCGACGCTGTGGCCGGCGGCCTTGTCTTCGATCAGGAGCCGGTCGACCTTCATCTCCTTGCACGACTTCTGGACGCGCATGACGAGGTCGTGCAGCTCAAGCCGCTCCTGCCACGCGTTCATCAGCATGACCTTGGGCGCCTGATTGCCGTACTCGCGCGGGTCGACGTTGGTCAGGCGCTCGCCTCTGATGACCTGCTTCGAGGGCTGCGCGACGGTGTCGCTCGTGAAGATGCCCCACACGGTGAGCGCAGAGAAGTCGTTCTCCTGTTTCGTGGTGAAGGCGGTGTCGAGGCTCGCCACGACGTAGTCGAACTGCGGGAAGTGCGGCGCATCGTGCAGCTGCCACCAGTCGCGCTTGATGATGCCGCCGCCCTTCGGCTCGGGACGCTGCTGCAGCTGACCGGCGGCCTTCCACGGGCCCAGCCGCTTCTTCAGGACCTCGACCTGCTCCTCGGCGAAGCGTTCGGGCCACAGCAGCTCGCCCTCCTCGGTGCGCGGGTCGTCCCAGCCGATGCTCGTCGTGAAGGCACGCTCGGGCTCGAACTCCATGGGCAGCATGAGATGCGTCCAGCCCTCGTCGGTGTCGAGGATGTGGCCCGTGAGGTCCTCCTCGCCCAGTCGCTGCTGGATGACGACGTAGGCGCCGGTGCGCGCGTCGTTGAGGCGCGTCGACATCGTGCCGTCCCACCACTCGTTCGTCGTCTCGATCAACGCCTCCGACATCGCCTCGTTGGCGGCGTTCCCATCGTCTACGATTATGATCGAACCGCCCTCGCCTGTGACGCGAGCATCTACAGCGGTTATCAACCGTTCGCCGCGTTGAGTGTTCTGGAAGCGGCCCTTCGTGTTCTGGTCGCCCGTGAGCTGGAAGCGATGGCCCCACAGGCGCTGGTACCACGGGCTCTCGATCAGGCGGCGCGTCTTCACGCTGTCGCGCATCGCGAGCGACATCGCGTAGGAGGCGTGCAGCAGCGGCACCTGCGGCCCGCTGGTCGGCGAGACCTCGCGCTGCGTCCAGACCCACGCCGGGAACGCCACGCTGCATATCGTGCTCTTACCCATACGCGGCGGTATGTTGATGATCAGCTTGCGGATCTCGCCGTCGACGACCGCTTCGAGGTGCTCGCAGACAGCTTCCAGAGGCCAGCCTGCCACGAAGGGCGAGGGGTCGATGTACTTCCATGCATGCTGGAGGAACGTGTAGAGCGACGTCTCGCACTCGACGCGCTCGATCTCGCGCAGCGTCTCGAACGGGTTGAGGTCGGCTAAGTTCATACCCGCTTACGGCGAGTGCGCGACGGCGTGTTGGCGTGCACGCGCTTGGTGATCTCCTCGCGCAGGTGCCAGTGGTCGTAGTGCGACTGCCGGATCTGGTCGCTGGTCACGGCTTGGCCTCAAAATACTGGGCACGGGGCCCGCAGATTTCCCGGTCGGCCTGCGGTGGGCCGAAGCGTTCGGCGTAGCAGTAACGCGGCCCCGGCGTTGTAGTCGGGCGCCCGCACATCAGGATGCCGTCGCTGTTGCGCCAGCTGTGGGCGCAGTCGGTGCAGAGGGGGGTCATTGCAGCCTCGTGTAGTCGCCGGCGTAGTAGCAGCCGTACATGATGTCGGGAGCGTAGGCGTTGCTCATGAGCGCCTCGAAGATCGCACGCTGCCAGAGGTCATCCGCGTCGGTGACTTCCGCGTAGGCTTCGCCCGTAGCCGGCGCCCAGCCAACTGTGATGCCGGCGCGCAAGGCGGCGCGCAGCAGCTCGGGGGCGGGCAGGACAGGCCGCTTGGGGTCCATGACGCAAGCGTACATCACTCGACCGTGCGAAAACAATGCCAGAGGGCGTACTCGTCGAGGTAGCCCGCGACATCAAAGCTGCCGCGAAGCTGCGTGAAGGCCATGAACAGCGGCAGCAAGAAAGGCAGGTTATCAGCCATGACCATCTCGGGCACGAACTGGTAGACGCCCTCGCCGATGTGAAACTTCAGGTCGCTAACGGCTCTCATCTTCGGTCTTCCCCTTCGTTGCCTGCAGCAGGATCTGCTTGAGCTGATCCCTCTGCTCGGGTGCCAACGCCAGCACGTCGATCCGCGTCGCCTGCGTCTCGATGGGCCCGCCGTCCTTGCCCGTGATCTCGGTGATCACCTTGTCGCCGTAGACCTTGGGCAGCACCTTGCCGAGGAGCCACTTGCGCGTGTCGATGCGCAGGCGCGACCGCATGATGTGCTCCATGTCGGGCTTCAATGACCCGTCCTCGTCGACGTAGTAGTCGCCGCGCTTGTCGCGCGCGATCTCGTCAAGGTCGTCGGCCCAGCCGAGGGCCATGAGGTGCCGGGCACGTGCGTAGGCGTCAGCGAAACCTTGATGATTGTCAAGCACCCAAGTGTAGACCGTCTGCCGTGCAATTCCGATGTCCTCGCAGACCGCCTTCAACGTCTCGCCTTCGGCGAGCCGTCGGCAGATCTCGGCGGCGACGGGTGCCGAGTAGGTGTTCTCGGGGAGCCCATTGCGCGGCCGAACCCTTTGACCACGAGCACGCCCCACCCGAGCAGGAGCACCGGCCACGCCTCGGGCATCAGCAGGATCAGCACCAGCGTCGGGAGCGCGAGCATCACGGCGAGCCATCTCCAGATCACGCCCTTGCCTTGAGCAGTTCGAGCATGGCGACGACCGAGCGCGGGACGGGCGTCTCCCCCGCCAGCCATCGGTACACCGTGCGGCCGCTGACGCCCGCGAGGATTGCCAGTTCGCTGTTGAGGATGTCCATCTCGTCCAGCAATCGGTTGAGGTACCGCGGGGAGAGGTCGGTTGCGATCTCAGTCATGCTGACACTCTACGCCAAAACGACAAAGAGGGCCAGCCCTTCGGCTGGCCCTCTTCATCAGCGGCAATTTCCTAGGCTGTGAGGCGCTGGTTGGCACGGGCGGCGACCGTGATGCGGGTCGAGGTCGAGGTCTTGGTCGCCTCGGCGATCTGGGCCTCGGTCAGGAACGTCTTCACCGTCGCGGTGTCGAGGCGGCTCGTCTCGTAGGTCGTGACCTTGAGCGCGAACTTGTCGCCCGCGATCTCGGTCGCGCCGAGGGCGAGGAGCTTCGCCTTGAGGTCGTCCACGGTCTTCTGCAGAGCCTTGAGCTGAGCGGCCGCGACGGCGTACTGGTCTACAAACTTGCTGGTCGTCATTTCCATCTCCTATTCGATGAACCCTTATACGGCCAACTTATCCACATGTCAAACTGTCAATCGGCTTCTCTTCCTCGACGGGTATCGGACGATCACCCCGTCGAACGGCACGTTCCGATACGAGCGGCGCCACTTCATGTCCCCGATGACGTGCTTCCACGCGCCGTACTCGGCTGCGATCTCGCCGTACATCCGAGGATCCGCCAAGATCGCGCGCACCTCGTCGTCACTGAAGACCCTGCGGCCTTCCACTGGCAGAAGGCTGTACTGGGGCCCGGGATCGCTGGGCGGGTTCTGGTAATGCACGATCTCCGGGGGTCGAGGGGTCTTCACCCTCTTCGGGGGGCGGTAGCGCGCTACTTTCCCGCTAAACCGTACGTGTCTGTACGTGTGGCGGCGTTTGATGTCCGAGATGACATGCGTCCACGTACCGTGCGCGGCTGCGATCACGCCTTGCGACCGCGCGTCGGCCAAGATCGCGCGCACCTCATCGTCACTGAAGACCCTGCGCTTCATACCATCCCCCTCTGCAGCAGTGCCGTCAGCTCGGCCTTGTGCCGCTCCTTCATCGCGCGCACTTCAGCGCGCAAGGTTTCATGCCCCGACGGCGGCGCTATCAGATTGCGGGTGACACTCTCATGCGAGACCCGCTGCTTGATCTGGCGGACCACGTTCAGGCTGACACCGTGCCGGAGAGCGATCTCCCGTGCCGGGGAGGGGTCGAGAAAGATCTCCCTCACTGTTGCAGCGTCGGCTCCACCGCCGCGGGCGCCACGGGGGATCTCCCCCTCGTACGGGACGTGCGCGTACAGGCGCCGGGTCTTGATCTGGGCGACCATCTGATACGTCACCCCGTACGCCTTGGCGATCACATCGTAAGCCCGGGCGTCGGCCAGCAGCGCCTGCACGACTTCGGGCGGCATCTTCTGCCGGCGCAAGGCCGCGATATCGCCGGCCTCCATGACTTCCCGCGCGCCGGGGGTGCGGGCAATGATCCAAGGGTGCATATCAGTTTAGTCTCCAAGCGGTTAGAAGGGTTAAAACTCCGACCTCTGCGTCACACAGGGGCAGAAAACACCTGTTAGATAGGCGTTTTCCGGGGGCCTGCGGTAAAAACCAGACCAAACTTTTCAAAAGCCGGGCCCTTAGCTGATAATGTACGAACGATCACAGCAGGCAAGGCCTATACGCGTAATATATTATTTATCTTCTTCTCACGTTATTTACAGAGTTAGGTCTGGGAGAACGCCACCGCACCCGGAAAACGCCGGTTTTATTGGCTTTTCACGACCCTACATGACGCAGAGGTCAGAGTTTGCGCCCCTCGGCGGGGCCCCGTTTTTGACAGTTTGTCGCCGAAAAAGTGATTTATGTTTAGACGCCCCCTCGCTTCCTATTTGACAGATTGTCAAAACCCGGAGTAAAACGGGTTCCTCAGACAGGAGCCACGCCATGGACATCGATGCCATCCTCGACGCCGACGTCATCTACAACGCCGACTACGCCGCGGTCAGGGAGGCCCTGAACAAGGTCCTTGAGAAGGCCAAGGAGGCCGCCTCGGCCGTCTACCTCGCCATCCCCTACGAGGACCGCCGCGGCGACGAGCTGTCGGCGCAGTACTACGGCACGATCTACCCGCACACCCTCCCGGGCTGGCTCAAGAAGCTGCCTAAGACGGCCAGCCCGACGCACGCCGCGGCCCTCGAAGCCTACCGGGCCCTCGAAGCCCTCGCCCCGATCTGCGCCAAGTTCGTCGCCGCCAAGGGCCGCGTCGTGAAGGCCCGCAAGCCTTCTGCGGAACCACGCAAGACCCCGGCGCGCACCCTCGACAACACCGGCACCTGCGCCTGCTGCGGCCAGAACGTGAAGCTCTCCGGCGGCACCATCGTCCCCCACGGCTACACGATCCGCTGGGGATTTCAGTCGGGTTCCTGTTTCGGCGTCGGCTTCCGTCCCATCGAGGTCTCGGACGAGGGCCTGCGGGCCGCCCTGAAGGGCTTCGAGAGCCAGCTGGGCAAGGCCCGCCTCGCGCTGGAGTACGGCGCCCTGACGCGCCGCGAGCGGGCCGAGCTGGAGGCCCGCGTCAGCGGCTCGAAGAACGCCATCGCCCACTACACGGCGGCGATCCGCGACTGGGACCCCCGCCCCCTCCCCTCCGAAAAGAGGGGTTGACACCCCTTCCCCACCTGCCCCATAGTCGGGACATCGAATAGGAGATCGAGATGGCAAAATTTAACTGCTACGGCCAGCCCGGCACCCGCGGCCCCCGCAAGGCGGCCTTTACGGAGCTGACCCGCCCCGCGGCCCCTGTCGACCTCGCCGGCCACCTTGCGCTGCAGGCGTACCTGTGGAAGGTCGCCATCGCGCCCGATGCCGACGCAGCCACCCGCAACGCGGCGGCGGCCGAACACCGCGCCGTCACCAAGACCGTCCGCAGCCTCAGAGGTGACTGACCATGACAACCAAGTACACTCTCACCGCCTACTGCCCCTTCGGCCTCGGCGAAATCGAAGTCGACATCGTCTACACCTACACGCCCGGGCGCCCGGCGCGGGGGCCCAGCTACGCCAGCGGCGGCGAGCCCGCGGACCCGCCCGAGGTCGAGTTCGTCTCAGCGACGCTGCCCAAGGACAAGCTCAGCGACTACCACCAGCTGATGTTGAACGAGTGGGCCGAGGAGTGGCTTGCCGACGAAGGCTTCGACGACGCCGTCGACAACGCAGAAGGGGCCTAGATCATGAATATCTACACGATCCTCTGGAGCCGCGGCGGCAGCCACGACGGTGTGGACTGGGACGACGAGCAGACGGTCACGTTTGACGCCGGCCTGAAGGTCACCGCGATCCACCCCGGCGCCGGCAATCACGGCGTGTTTAGCGACATCGCCGACCGCATGTTGATGGACGAGGCGCAGGACTGGATCGAAAACGAGGGCTACGACGAGGCGAAGAGCCTGTTGACAGGCCCCCCGACTGCCCTATAATCGGGACATCGAATAGGAGATAACGAATGAACGACCGCCTCGACGACATCTTCGGTGACGACCTCGTCGCCTCCGAGCCCAAGGCCCTCCCGCAGGACGCGGCCAGCGTCCGCATCCGCGAGACGACCCCGGAATTTGCCGAGCGTTGCCCCAAGTGCCGCGGCACCGGCCGCTTCATCAGCTACAGCGGCCGCGCGCTGGGCGAGTGCTTCGCCTGCAAGGGCAAGGGCAGCAAGACTTTCAGGACCAGCCCCGAGACGCGCGCCGCCGCCCGCCAGCGCACGGCCGTCGCCAAGGCCTCGGTCGCCGCCGACCATCAGGCCGAGCTGAAGTGGCTCTCCGACACCCTCGCCCGCCGCGACCGGCTCCCCGAGGGTTACGCCACGATGCTGAGCGACTTCCAGAGCCGCCTGCTGGCCGGCCACGCGCTGTCGGACAACCAGATGGCGGTGATCGCCAAGGGCATGGCCCGCAGCGCCCAGTGGGTTCAGGAACGCCAGCAGAAGGCCTCCGAGCAGGCGGTGGCCCTCGACGCAACGGCCATCCGCACCGTGCTCCAGAGCCGCAAGAAGGTCATGGTGGCCCTGTTCACCTTCTCCCTCGCCCCCGCTCACGGCAACAACCCCGGCGCGATCTACGTCAAGGACAACGGCCAGTACGTCGGCAAGATCCCCGCCGGCGCCTCCACCTTTTCCCCCGGCCGCGACTTCGACCAGAGCCGCCTCCCGGCCCTCGTCGAGGCGATGGCTGACCCGGCCGCGGCCGTGAAGGCCGACGCCGCCCGCCGCGCCCAGCTGCTGCTGGAGGACCCGGCGATGACGATCCCCTGCGGCTGCTGCGGCCTGACCCTCTCGAACCCCGAGAGCATCGCCCGCGGCATCGGCCCGATCTGCGCCGGAAAGTGGGGGTTCTGATGGCCAAGCCCACCCACGAACAGCGCCAGCGGCAGATGGAGGGCCTCCGCCGCTGGCACGCCTCCCGCAGCGAGGAGGAGAGGCGGATCACCGCGATCAAGGGGCGCCTGACGCGCCAGAAGAACAGCGGCTACACGCCCCCCGGCCGCCTGACCGCCCGCAGCTGGGAATATGGCGACGACGAAGATATCCTCTAGACATCCCCAGCGAACTGCCCCATACTCAGGACATCGAATAGGAGATAGTGATGATCATCGAAACGTCCGACAACCGCCTCTTCCTCGTCGTCGACTTCGCGACCCCCGGCCTCGCGCACGTCTGGTGCGGCCAGCCCGTCCGCCGCCTGAAGGCGGGCTACAAGGTCACCAAGCACCGCGTCGCGGCGATGGTCCGCAAGGCGGGCAGCAAGGTCGTCGACCGCGCGCCCACCGTCATCGAATAGGAGATAGCATCATGGCCCAGATCAAGACCCGCCGCGTCACTTGGAGTTCCATCGTCGGCGCCGCCGCCTTCCGCGAGGGCATCGAGGACTATCAGGCGGGCCGCGCGCCCGACTACGACAGGGACAAGAACTGCTGGCAGTATGAGCGCGGCCGGCAGTATGCCGCCGCCTGCGCCGGCCTCGACCGCGCGCCGCAGCCCAACCGCCGCGGCCGCAGCGTTAGCCGGATCGCGATCCACGACTTCGCCCAGCAGTACGGCCCCAACGGCATCCTCTAAGGAGATAGCATCATGATCGACCTCATCATCGCCGTTGACTGCGAGGCCAAGTACCGCCGCTGGTTAGCGGCGGATATCTCCGCCCACACGCTCGACGATCTGGCACCTCTCAGCACGCGCAGGGTGTTCACCGAGCTCTACCGGGCGTTCGCGAGCAGCCTGCTGTTCGCGTACGAACTCGCCGCCCACGAAAGGACCGTGTGATGGACTACGCAGAGATCTGGGCCGAGGCGTGGACGGCCGGCATCATGGCCGGCCTCGCCTGCCGCACCCACCCCATGGCCGTGCTGCAGGACGGCAAGGTCATCGAGGTCGTCGACGACGGCGCCTGCGGTTTCGCGTGGGTCAAGGTCCGCCCCGCCAACTCCAAGATGGCGCGGTGGCTCAAGGCTCAGAACCTTGGTTACAAGGCCTACAATGGCGGCTGGGACGTCAGCGTCCACGATTTCGGGCAGAGCTGGGAGCGCAAAAGCGCCGCCGCGCGCGCCACGGCCGCCGTCCTGACCAAGCACGGCATCGACGCAACCTCATACAACAGGATCGACTGAACCATGCTGACCATTCACGACTGCACCTTTCAGGTGAGCTGGAGCGGCTGGGGCCC